AGCAGCTAAACGTTCTTTTTCTGCCTTTTCTTCAGCTTCTTTTTGTGCTTTTTCAGTAGCTAAACGCTCTTGCTCTGCTTTTTCTTCAGCAAGACGTCGTTCTTCTTTTTGCTTTTCCAATTCAGATTGGTCTAGCTGAATATAAAGCGATAAGTTTTCCGCTTCTTCAGCAGTCAATTCGATTTTGTCGCCCTTTTCATAACGTTTGCCGTTGTGAAGAATTGCCATTGTGCCAATGACGGCATATAACATTTTTTTATTCATTTTTCTCTCCCAAAAAAGTGAGTAAACCGCACTTAAAACTCGTTTAAATACGGCTTAAATTAGATTTAAATACAGCCCTTGATTAAGTAACCAGCAGCTTTACCAACAATGTATGGCTTATTGATATCTGTTGTACGCACGATTTCAACTTTGCCCCCAACTTCAGTATAGGTATCCACATATAAGCCATTTTTACGACGCACGGTATAACCATAAGATGGCTCATAGATATTTTGTTTTTTCTCTTTTGATGCAGGTGCAACATAAGCAAGCACGATAGCTTTTGACCAAATATCTTTTAATTCACTACTTTGTTCATACACCGCCTCACCAATGATGACTTTGTCAATTTTGACTAACTTTGCAAAATCTTCAGGCGTTAATACTGCCGTTGCCACATATTTGATTTTTTCTAGTACTTTGGGGTGTTCACTTAACACTTCCCATACATCACCAGAAATTGCACAAACATTCGGCTTACGACCTGTCGCACGTTTAATTGCACGAATACCTGCTTTAATAACAGAAATTGGATCAGAGTTTTTATCTGTAAATTGAGAAGTACCACTTAATGTGATTTTATTGCTTGCATCATAGTTGTCTTCGTTTAATGCTAAATCCGCACAGGCTTTTTCACGATTTAATACAATCACATCTTGAGTGACACCTGTTGCGTACTGACGAAGTGGATAAACGCCTTCCGCTTCATTCACTTCACGAATATCAATTGGATATTCAATGTCGTTTTCTTCTAACACAACAGTCAATGAACCAATATCTTCAGGTGTTAAACGATTTGATGCGGCTCGAAGTTCACGCTTTGTTGTTTGTAAGCGGAATGCTAAGCGCCCAAAAGTTGGGATTTTGCCCCCTTCTTTTTGTGTTTCTGCAATCGGGAATAACACTTCAGAAATCATATTCCCATTGTAATAACCTTGCGCTAACTCTGTTAATACAGGGTCAACAACACGATGTTTTGATAAATCAGACATTTGATTTTCTCCCTTGATTTATGAATGAATTGCATTGAATGCGGTGACATAAGACACATTGTGTTCTTTCATATAAGCACGTACACGCTTGTCCATATCAATAGCCTCTGCGCTTGTGCCTTCCGCATATTCAACCGTATTATCTTCAGTTGTTGTGGCATTATCTTTCGTTGCCACTTCACCAAATTGAATAATTTGAGGTTGCGCTTCTAAAAATGTTTTAATTGCAGTCAGGATGTTTTCCCCTTCGCCAAATTCAACTACGCCACCAGCTGATTGCACAGCAGCACAGTTCAGCAACTCAATGGCTTTTTCTTTTGACACAGGAGCAAGTTTCCCTGCGCTAACTAGACTTTCTGCAAAATCAGCGTTTTCAGCTTTCGTTTGATTTAATTGCGCTTCAGCTTTTTGGGCTTCAGCTTGGGCTTTTTCGTCTTTTAGCTGTTGGTTTTCAGCTTTCAGACGCTCAAGCTCAGCTTTTTCTTCTGCACTCATTTCAGGTTCTCCTTGTTGTTGAGTGGGTTCATTAAAAATCGGAGATTCCGCTTTTTGCGGTTGTAGCGAGTTGCGTACGGCTTCTTCTTGTACGCTACCCACTAAATAATCGGGTAAGACTTTATCCGCCTCCTCCTGTCCGTGCTTACCAATAAACCAGTCACGCAAACGTCGCCACAGTGTGGCTTCTGTCCAGTCAGAAAAATCCACCACACCTTCTTCGCCTTCAGCAAATTCAGGATTACGCAAACCTTTTACCGCTGGTGGCACTGCACCTAAAAATCCGACGTGACGTAAATAAAGTGAGCCCTGTTTTGGGTTAGCTTGGCTGTTGGCTAAATAAAATGAAGCTGAGACTTTTTTATAACGTCCTTTTCCCACCATTTCGGCAAATTCAGGGTCTACTTGATCAAGCTCTGCTTTGAGAATATCGCCATCTAATCGCAACGACTTTACCCAAGCATAGGCAGGGTGATTATCTTTCGGGTGACCGATCACCACGGGGGATTCGTGAAAGGCTGGGTCATAAGCTTCAACAGCTTGTTGTAAATCACCTGTCGTGATTTCAACAATTTTTCCATTTGCGTCAGTACGTTTACCCGCTTTGAAAATTTCGATTAATTCCATACGCTATTCCTGTTGTTTGAATAGCTCTAGAATAGGCTGTGAAGAGAAAAAAAGATTTTAAAGTGCTTTAAAGATTTGATGAAGAAAACATTATTAAGAGAGAATTGTATTTTATACGGAAACTTAAAATGCTTTAAATGCAGTTTAAATCGCTTTAATTCGCTTTAAATTTTAGATGTGGTTAATTGTATTAGTTTTTGATTTTAATGCCACAGGGCTAATTTGTGGCGTTATTTTGATTTCTAGTGGTTATCCTACAATTTGGCTGATTTGTCGTTGTAATAATGAGGTTGCTTTTGCCAATAATAATGGTTCATCATTTTTGCTGATACCAAGCCATTTACGCTGTGGAATAGTCACTTTACGTCCTCTTCCTGCTTGCCCACCAAATTGATGTAGTCTTGCATATTTTGCAGCGCTACCAAACTCAAGACCTTGATCATCATAATTATAGGCTGTCTTATCTGAAAGATAACCATCTTGACGTAGGATTTTAGGACTTTTTCTACGTTTTGCTTTCAATGCGAGAGTGACAGGTGAGAGCGCTTGCCATTTTTTACCCTCGGGATCAACTTCTTGCTTAAAACGTTCTTTATGCGTTTTCTTTAATGTTTCACCTAACACACCATAAAGCTTGCGAGGGTGCTGTAGTTGTATTGCAATCTGTTGTAGCTTAATCCCAACTTGCTGGTCATTAATATCAATTTTAAGCACAGGCTTTTCCTTGTTGATTAAAAAATTGTTTAGGCGTATAGTGAAAGTGCGGTGGGGGTTTCCTACTGGAAAGGTTGGCGGCAATGCTACATCCGTATCCGTCATTATCCTGTTCGAATCAGGCAAACCACCGCTTAATCAAGTTCTCCCCATAATAATGCATAACTTTTTTTAAAGTCTCTCCATTCTACATCGCTTTTAATTGCACTTGCAGTACGTATCATATTTAATTTATGCGGTAGTTTTTTGTTAGTTAATACATCTTTTAGTTTGATTTCATAGTCCATTTTTACTGCCACTTTGCCTTGTTCTGTTTCATATACGAACAAGAGTGTTGGTTGCTTGTGTTGTTCATCTAATAAAATGGCTTTGGGATGGCGTAGCTTTTCGGGTAACTGTTGCCAAAATTTAACAGGCAAGTTAATCCCTTTTGCTTGTTTACTCTCTCGTAGAGCGTGCAGAATGTCCTCATCACGCACTGCTATCACAGCAGTTTGAGGGGCTTTATCCATTGCAGTTAGCTTATCAATCACTTCGTCATGAATAACCCCTACGTACTTCATTTTTCCTCTTGCGATTTTTTCATTAGATACCGTTTCTACCATTTCTTTCATTGAGTGATTTAATAACGCAACCGTTGCCGTATTTTTCATCACATCTTGAATTAATAAACTGGCAAAGCGAGGTTCTGCTGTTGTAAGTTTTTGAAACAAAATGCTATCAATCTCAACATTTCTGCTTGAGCTCAAATCATCAAAATTATAAGGTGCAAATCCAACATCATAGCCTTTGGGGAGTGTTACTAAACGCGGAGAGCCTGAACGAACACCAACTAATTTATCTTCATATTCAATCTCAACGGGAGGGCTAACTTGTTTCCCCATTGCTTTTAAATCATGCTCATCATGGGCAATGACTGTGCAATGACAACCATATGCTTTGATTGGGTAATAGTATTTCCAAAATGGATCTGTCGCTGGACGAATTGTCCCATCCAAGGCAACGTGTTCTGGTCTGGGGTGACTGTTATCATTATGTTGATATTCCCAGTAGGGCATGACATCTGCTAAATCTAAATGTTGCTGTAAACGCCCTCGGTTATATGCACCATAAACATTTGTATCGTAAATAATACGTGTTCGCCAATTTCTTCCTCCGTTATAATCCCAACCCGTTTTTTCGACAATCTCATCAAATCGCTGACGGAAACTTTCTAATGTTTCCCCATGATGAATCGCTTGATCTACTGCCTCACGAAATGCGTTGATAACTTCATTACGATTTGCGCCCGCAACAACGAAAAAATAGTCGTGCTCTTCACCCAATACATCTAAATAACTATTGGTTTTTAAATTGAGTTTTTTCTCAAAGTAACGAGATTGCTCTTGAAATGTAAACTTGCTCATTTATTTTTCTTCCACAACAGATTGGCGACCTGCTAAAAATGCTGTAGTACTTGCCCAAGCCATCAACTCACCGTATTCAGCAAAATTTAACTCAGGAATGAGACTGTCAAGCTGGTTACGAAAATCTTCCAAACTCTCAGCTTGACTCAATCTATCTTTAATGGTTTGCATCCATTCTTCAACATAAGGCTCACCTTCCACTTCTAACTGTTCAACAACCCCATCTGCGATATTCGGTGTCGTTGGCGACGTGGGCTCATTAAACTCTGCGGTTTTTTCGGTGTTATTGCTGGTTAATTCAATATCACCATCTTCAAAACCATAGGTGCGGTGAAGATATTGAGCGGTAAATTTAACACCCATTTGTGATAAAATTTGGTCGCGTTCTACTTGAACTTTATCAATGCTTTCTTGCTCATACAGCTCAAATTTAGGCAACGTTTCAACATTGAAATTGAGTTCACAAACCCAACTCAACAATTGATTAAAACCGCTTTCAACGAGAGTGATATCTTCATTTCTGATTTCTTTTGTCACTTCAAGCCCAGCGGTAGCTGACGCACGATTACTTTCTTGTTCGGTGGTTTGATTTTGCCCGAGTAAAGCAATAGCAATTTCGGACTTGCAATATTTCAAAAAGTCATTGAAAACTTGTGAAGAACCGCCTTTGCTTGCACTCTCTAACATTGAAATGGAGCTGTCATCTGGGATTGCAGCAACAGCAGTACCAATCATTTGTTCGAGGCTATCTAACAAATCTTCGATTTCGTGTGTTTGTGCTTGGCGAGGATGTTTGCCTACGAGCCAAGGGGAGCCGTATTTTTCGGTAAATTCCAACCAGAACTTAAAGCCGCCACGCTTAAAGGTGGCAGCCCAAAAGCACAAAGCGAGATCGGGTTTTCCGTAAGGGTTGGTATAATTGGCTTCTTGGGTCGTCAGCAAAAACTTTTTCTCAGGAACAAGTTTGCCGTTACGGTTTTCTTTATCTCGTAACATCAGTTGATTCTGCTCATCAAAGACAAACCATTCTTGTGGCTTACCAATGACTTCTGCTGGTAACCACAAACCATTTTGGTTTTCCCACATCACTTCGAGCACTTGATAACCAAACAAAGCGGCATCTAACATTTCAGTGATAATTTGAGCCAGCGGAAGACGCTCAAAAAGTGCGGTCAGAATTTCATCCGTTTTATCATTACCTGTTGGGGTGATTCGCCACTCTAAACCTTTGATAGCCGCTTTACGACGTCGGACACAACCTGCCACGTGGCTATCGGATAACACTTCACGGTAAGCAGAAATATCACGCCCCATTTTCTTTAAAACAGGGTCGGGATTAGGGAGATATTGCCCCATGCTGAAATAATCAATAGCGTGAGAACGCACAGCTATTTCTTTCACTAAATCAAATTTCTTCGCCATATTAATATCCTTGTGTCAGTTTTAGGCTTGTTCTTTGTTTTCGACTGTGGGCTTTGACAGGTAATTTTACTAGTTGTCGGCTTGCATAATGTGCTAACAATAATGCAATAGCTGTGTCCCCATGGCGTTTGGTTTTTCCATCAGTGCTTTTAGTGCGTTTATCTGGAATTCTTGGCACGCCTTTTACTACTTGGAACGAACGCAAATCAGCTAGAATATCCGCATCTTTCGGAATATCTTGTAACTCGCCATCTTCTAACGCTGCTTTAAATTGAGCCGTATTTTCCCGATACCATTTTTCGCTAAGTTGTACACAATCAATCAACATACCGTAGCTATCTTTGGCTGATTCAGCTAAATAGCCACCATTTCCTCGGGCGTCAAATGCGGCACCTGAAAAGAGTGGCAATCGTTGTAGAATATAAAGCACAATTTGTTCTTGCTGCTTGTATGGCATATTGCCAATCTCTACAATCAAGCGTACGCTTTTAACAAGATTTTGCTGTTGGGCTAACACAACAAAGGATGTTCGGTCGCCACTTCGCGCAAAATCCTCTCCCAAGAAATGGAGTAAATTTGGTTCAAGCTTAGCTAATGCAGGGGCAAGTTCTTTTTCACACCAGTCATTGATTTCTTTGTAACGTTTATATTCAGGCGTTAAACCAAAGTCAGCGTTAGCTTCCAAGCGAATAATAGGAGTTGTTTCACTCATTTGGCGCTCAATTAATGCGCGTGATAGCCATGTACCTGAACCATTCTTCGGCACACAAAAATACTCTTCAAGTGCGTCTTCTTCGCTAGCTGTATCATTGAGTAAGTTATCTATCCACTCTTTTTCTTTCTCAGCAGACCAAACTTGTTTTGTGACTTGGCAAATTCGCTGATACAAGCCATCATTGCAGGCATCTTCAATTGTAATAGTGTGAACAGCGTAACGTTTACGCCCTGCGCGACTGTCAATAATTAGCTCATTAAAGAGATTTTCAGCCCCATTGTGAGTCGAAATTACACGCACTTTCGCGCCCCACATAGTCAATGCCAATGCAGCTTTAAGCACCTCGGCTAGATATTCGTGGAACGCCGCTTCATCAATCACCACAACCCCTTGCATACCACGTAAGTTTTTCGGATTGGAAGACAAGGCTTTGACTTTAAAGCCAGATGCAAAATAAATCACATAAGTGAGAATATCTTTGTCTTCGTCCTCAAAAACCTCTTCTTGTATTTCTCCTGCAGCATAGTTAAAGGCTTTTGCCCACATCGCTACAGCATCAATATACTCTCGCGCCATCTCTTTGTTCGACCCGATGTAAAAGACATCTGAACCGCCGTCAGATTTACGCGTACTTGCAATCAAAGCATTATCCGCCGCTTCTGCCCACGTTAAACCACATCGGCGAGTTTTCTCGGCGATTTTGAGTTGGCTATCGTCCGCTATCCAACGTTTTTGATAGCCTAATAACAGCTCCATTGGATTAAACACATGAATACAGTCAAGGAATGACTGACATTCAGGAGCAAGTACATTGAGTGGTCGCTCGTTCATCAATGCCATTCTTAATTCCTAATTCCCCAAGGTGACACCTAAAATCTGCTCTTTGAGTTTTTTCACTGTGCTGGCTGATAAGCCTGCTTCGGTCACAATTTTTTCTGCTGTGTCAGCGGCTTGCTGTGCGACCTCTTTACGAATCGCTAACTCACGTTTATAGCTTAGGCTTTCGGCTTGTTCTAAGCGTTGGATTGCTGATGACAACAACGCCAACTGTTTTGGCTCAATACCACCTTCTTGTTCACCTAATTTGAGAGATGTTTCAAAAGCGATTTGCTTGACCATTTCCATCAATGCTTTGCCGATATCTGTTTGTGGCATTTCACCAAACTGTTTTGTCCAGATTTCAGCTACTTCACGAGCTTGACGAATTTTTGCTCCTAGCTTTTCCATTCTGTTTGCATAGCGATTTAAGCCTGTACGGCTTAATAAGTAACGCTCATCTAATCCACAATCACGGATTAGGTCATTAATTTCTTCGAGAATTTGTGCTTGAGAGTATTGTTTGTCGCGTAACATCATCGCAAGTTGCGTCTTGATATTTGGTGGTAATAAGTCGACTTTACTCGCTCGTCCACGTGTAGTTTTATCGCTCATTTAATCCTCCTTAAAACATGATTTAATTGAGTTTTAAGCGTGGATTGGGACGCTTGACGCCCTCAACAACAGAAGCACCACTAGCTACATCAAGCCCACGTTGAGTGATAGTTGCTACCATAAAACCGCTTTGTAAGCGTTCAATTTGTACAAGTCCTTGTTCTTCCAACCAATTAAGATGATTTCGCACAAGATCACGGCTAATGTTATGACCATATAGAGCAAGGCAATCGTCTAAAATAGACTCATTTGCATCATATCCTGCCTCCACAAGTGAACGTAAAATCACAAGACGCTGATCTTTAGTAAAAATATCGTTGCTCATTCTTTTGTTACCTCTTTTTCTACTAATAATTCCACTTGATGAATTAAACTACGTACAGTTGCATTCAGTGCTTTCGTTTCGCCTTTCATTTCTGAAATAGAAAGACGTAAATCTGCAACATCTGCTGTAGTGGGAAGATGACGAAGTTCACCTTTAATTTCAGAAAGATTTTTTTCATTTTCAGCAATCGCTTTTCGTAAGTCTGAAACGTCAGATTTACGCGCATATTTACTGTCCATAGTTAGCCAAAAATACGTCCACACAGAGCCACCAATTGCCACGACAATTGCCCAGTGTTTCTGAATAAAATCTAAAATGTCATTCATTTATGTTGTTCCTGTGTACAAATCTCACGGTATGTTCTGTTATGTACTAAAATTTGACGTAAAGTTTCTGTACTATCTTGTTTACTCGCTTTAATAATGCTAAAGCCGGCACAGCTATTATTCGTCACGTAAATCGCCTTGGTCGTGCAGGCGTTTAATGATGTCATCACGGCTATTGCCAAGAGTGTTTTCTTCATGTTGTTTTCTCACTTGATGATGTTTAACTTGTGTTTCTGCAACAGCTTTTTCTGTTTGCAGTTGTGCATTTTCTTCTATCAGCTTTTCAACTCGTCGTTGTGCTTGCTTTAACCTGAAGACAACATAACCACATAACAAAATAAAAAATATTGTGCAGACAACAATCACTTGTAAGTTCATTCACGTCCTCCTTGTCGTCTTTCAATCGCGTTTGCAAAGCCTTTCGTTGCCACACCACCGCCGCAGAAAATGGCAAAAGTCATGAAGAGTTCGGGTACATAAGCACGGTCTAAATACACACAAATCGCTAGAATAATTGCCATCAATAGCGCACCACCAAATTGAATCGTGCCTGTTGTTGATAAACGTCCATCTGTGTTAGTAATAAGTTCATTCAGCTTTTTCATTTTTTGACTCCTTAATAAAGTAATTATGTGCCGTTAATCCATATCCGAAAAAAGTCAAAATTGAAGCGAAGACAAAATAACCGTAATATGCCAACATAATGCCAAGTAACGTATTCGTCACAATTTCAAAATTAAATTTGGCTTTTGTGTATTGATATTTAGCTTCAGAAATACCTAGAAAAAATGCTAACGAAGCAAGTACTGTCATAAAGTAGAAGAACCACTCATATGCTTGAATTAAGTTTTTAATTGCAAATTCATTAGCATAGATAAAACCACCAAAAATCATGACTTCCCACACTAAAGAAAAAAATGTTATTCCTCGAATTTCTCTTTTCATTATCAATATCCCCATAACAGATAAAATGCATTAGCGGCTGTGACTCCACTGTTTAAGCGTTGATTTTGCTTAGCGTTATTACTGAGTTTTTGAAAGGATTTACCTTTTAATGACCGACTTACTTTAACTTTTATTGATGCACTCATAATGCTCCTTATTCAAATAAGTGTTCATCATTAATCACTTGCTCACTGTCGAGCCAGTTCCACACATCAAAACAAGGACAATCTTTCAGCCATTCGTTAGGGGTGATGGTGCCGTCGCCGTTTAAATCTGGACTTAAATCACGATGTCCACAAATGACAGCACTGGGAAATCGGCTTTCTAGATTGCGTAAGAGTTTGTGCAAGGCTTGCCATTGTTCGCGAGTATATTCACCGTGATTTTTACCCATACCCGTAATGCCACCCACAAGACAAATGCCAATAGAATTTTGATTATGCCCTTTAACGTGTGCACCTGTTTCACCCACTTCACGTCCTGTATTAACCGTGCCGTCAGTGTCAATAATGAAGTGATAGCCCACGTGTTTTAGGTGTGAGTTGAAGCGTTTAATATGAGCAGGATTACGTTTAAATCCCCGCTTTGCGTGCCATTGGTCGATGCGTTCAGCGGCACTTTGTGAGCTTGTTCGGAGAGGTTTGCCGTTGGTTGTGGCAGAGCAATGGATAACGATGTGATTAATAGCCATAAAAAAACTCCAATTATCAAGTCATTCTTAATAACTGGAGTATAGTAAAATGGGGTTTAAATTGATTTTAAAGTGGTTTAAAGAATAATTTAACCTACTCTATATTCTTGTGAACAAATATTACATTCTAAAATTTCACATCTAGTGTTATACCTTTTTATTATTCTATATTGCAAAATGGATTTTTTACCTTGATTAAAACATGCTGGACAACAGTAATGAGAAACCTCATCCTTTCCAATATATTTATAAACTAGAATCTCTTTTGTTAGAATATTCTCCGTTTTAAAAGCATATAACTGGTAATTTTTCTTATCATTCTGAGATTCAAGTAGTTGATGATGCTCTGCCATTAACGTCATAAAATCTATTTGCATATCCATTACTTTTTGTTGTAACTCGATAATGATGTTAGTTAATTCTAGTGCAGTACCTTTAGCCTGCTGGATTTCTGTTGCTTTTTCAATATCACTCGTGAGATTTTTTAATAACGTAACTTGATTAGTAATATCTTTGATAGCACCTAGAGCGCTAGGTAATGATGAAAGATCCATAGTAACTACCCTTACTTCATTAAGTGATTAAATTGCTCATTTACCGTAGATAAATTAATATCTTGTTCCATTGGCAAGCCGAATGTGTCTTTATATGATCCTAATACTGTTTCATTTTTGAAATGATCATCGTATGTAGTCATTGCAGGACCATTAAGCGCATAAAAACGTTTGGCGCTATCTTTTTCGTTATTGTATAAGAAAATATTTAAGTTAGTTCTTTTCCCAACTCCCATAAAATTACAAGCAGCATAATAACGTTCTCCGATTTTCTTTGAATCACATTGTGCTGCAAAGTCAGTGTTTTGAGGCGTGATTTTAATGAATGCAAGTTTTATTGCTTCCATTTCTTGATATGTTGGTTTCCCTTTTTCTTCTGAACAACCAGTAATTAGCACACCACTTAATAATAAAATCAATCCTAAACGTTTCATATCAACTCCTATGTTATAAACTTTTGCATACTACGCTGAAAACAGAAATTTTCCCATAAAAAAACGTCCTGTCGGACGTTTCTATATTCATTTTGTGGATTAATTCACAATTTTATTCAAACATATTGAACTGGCGCTTGGCAATTTCTTCTTTATTGATACGTTTTACAATTGTATATACCCATTGCATTGAAACACCGTATTTTTTAGCCAAATCTCGGTGATTTGTGCCGTTAAATTCATTGAAAATTTTTCTATCACGCTCATTTAGTATAAAAATTAAATTGCGAGGAATATACACCACAGAACCACCCCAGTTTTTTGAGATCGTTTGAGCAATTTCAATGCCAATTTGACGTGCATTTTCTGCTTCAATCTCTATTTTTTTGACGAGTGTAAGTTCAATATATTTTGCAAGCTCAAGAAGAATTTCAGGTGCTTTATCTTCAAATACTTCCACAACATCTTTATCCATTACAATTCTCCTCTTTGTTTTTTCCATTCCAGCCAGATATCATAACCAGTAAGATTTTCAATGGGTTGGTTTAATCGATACAAACGATCTATATATAAAATTGCATCCTCTTTTTTTGCTTGGTCTATTTGCTTACATATGGTTTTATTTTCCTGTTCTTCTCCTGTGCTACGTTCTCCTACGCCTGAAAAGTGCGGTTTATTAGTCTCATAAACTTGTTTTAAATAGTTGTGATTGACTAATGGAGCGCTGTTTTTATATTCACGGCGTTTATTTTGTACTGCGTTCACCGTTTCGCTTAATGCATGGGCTAACAAATGAGATTGTGGAAACATTCCCAATACATCATTAATTAGCTTTACCGCTCTTGCATTATTTAATGCAGATTTTGCAGGGCGAAAAAGAGCAATATAACTAACCAGAGGACGAGCAATACCGTATTTCAATTGAGTTAAAATTGTGAGTAATTCACGTCCAGCGTCGTCCTCAAGTAACTGATCTAAATTGATATCAGAGTGGCACACGGGGCAACGACATAATTTCATTCGCTTGTTCCTTTTCTTAGTTTGTTCACTTCACGTTTACGCCATTGTTTAAGCCTTTCTAACACGATTGCCCCTGTTTCATAGTCAAGGCTTCCTGCGTTTAAAAAGATCAGCGTACTGCCTTTTTCTTTCATCACCGCATTCGCTGTATTTCGCACGAATTGATTTAATGCACTTTCAGAACCATCACGAATAAAGCCTGATTTATACATATCAATCCAAACAGCTCGGATTTTATGTGCGATATCGTGACGAACGGTTGCCCTGCTAGTGCGGGGAGAATAGAAATTATTTGATTTTTTTCCTTTGCTTGTTGGCTTAAATCCTTTTTTTTCCATCTCTGTATAAACAAGCATAAGTTGTGCTACTTTGAGTTTTGAGCAACTATCTTCACCCGTTAACTGTGAAAGCATTTGTTTATAAGTGATGTCATCCATTGCAAGTTTGTGTTTTGCAATGTGGATTAATTGAATCAGTTTTTCTCTTGTGTATCGCATTGATTGACTTCCGATGGTTAAAACACATTATTCAGCCCACTTTTTTTTGGGGGTAAATGGGCTGTAAATGGGTTTTATGTAAACTGTTGTAGTTGAGTGTCTTTAGTAAATTCCAATAAAGTATTTTTGATAATGCGATTTAACACATGATATTGACAGTTTAAATATTCCGTCAAAATGCCGTATTTTGCTGGTGAGGCAGAACGTAACATTCTGGCAGTTTCCGCAAAGTCGCGAAATTTCATTGCACGAATACGCAAATATTCATCAAGTTTAAACCGCACAATAAACCCATTTTCATCTTCATATCGCATAGAAAGGGACTGGACTATAAAACCATTGTTTAGTGCATCCAACGCATTATATTTACCTTCTTCTGTGTCTAAGTGACGGCAAGTACGGTGAGTTTTATCATCTTCGGTTTCGCGTCTTAACGTTGCTTCGTAATCAAAACCGATAGAGTTAAACAATGGGACATTATCATTTAATAATCTGCTAAATTTTGTGTTAATACCTAGTTTTTCTTCTGACACAATAATGGATTTCACACCCACTAAGCCGAAAACTTCTACCAGTTGCATTAATGCTATTTTGCTACGTTTCGAATTGCTATTAATCACTAAAATCTGCGTGTTAGGGTTATAAAAAACATTGTAGATTTCACTGGACGGTGGCAACACTTTAAATAATTCCACCTTAGCAAGATGAACAGCATCTTTTTCACTTGTTACATTTTTAAACTCAAATGCTTTAAAGGCTATTTGTTCTTTAGTGAGGTGTTTGAATTCAGCCCTAATAGAGAAAAACAGCCCACCGTCATTAAAGGTGATCACTTTTTTACCTGTAATGAGATTTTTCACAATCTCAAATTTTTCTTGATTTCGTTCCGAAAGTACCGCATTTTCTAACGTTTCCACAATATTCTCGGTTGGGAAAGTAATGCTATAAACGCCACATTGTGTCATTTTAATATAGTCTGAATAGTTCATTTTATGCTCCTTATCTATTAATAATTCACTGGAATCATCTTCCAATTCACTTTCTTAATTTCCACAATCACTTTTTGTAAAATCACTTTTGCGTCTTCAACGTGTTCCTCAATCACATTATCTTTTGCGACTTCAAGCATTGTCTGAATATCAACAATTTGCTGTGCTATGCTTTGTTTGTTCATAGTTCCTCAACCTCCCTCCAACGCGATCCCCATTTTGTTAAAAAATCGTGACGACGCTCGCACCATTCCTTATTAACGGACTTTCTCGCTAATCCAGCCGCTTTTTTCCAAACCTCTGCTGCATAGCTATGGTCGCCTGCACGTTCAACTTCACTCGCAAGTTGAGAGAGCTCTTTAAAACTTAATTTATTTGCTTTTTTAGCCATTTTTGCTCCTTAGTTATTGTTAAAATACATTCTGAACGCCCCTTAAGCGAAGTTTAAAGGACGTTTAAATGAGTTCTAATCTGATTACATCACCTCCTGTTCGAAAGGCTTGATAATAAATTCTTCTTCGCCTGATTTGATGTTTATTCCCTCAATAGCAGAAACAGCTTGTGGGTCCGCTAATACAGCTTCTTTGTTCACTTCTGATTTCGTTCTGATGAATTGATATAAACCAAAACTTTCAAGTAGCTCAATGACTGCTTCAGCATTTCTGATACTGACTGAAGGCGGCTTAATACGCCATTGCACCTCACCTGTCACAAATGAACCAGTTTTACATTTACCGTTATCGGTCAATTCATTTCTATGTACTTCACACCACATCTGGACACCTTTTTGCATCGGTTTTAGTTCTTCTTTCACATTATCTAAAAGTGGGGCGTAACGTTCAGAAATAGCGGCAAGCTCATCATTCATTTCAGTTGCTAAACGTTGTAATTCACGTTGTTTATCACCGATTTCTTTAATTGCAATTTGCACTTCATCACGACTTTGGTAGATTGCCGTTTGAGTTGCACTTTTCATTCTGGTTGCTTTCTTAGCCATTGTTTTTATCTCCTGTTGTAAAATCTGCTAATACATTGTTATTCTCATCGAAATAAATCATTTCCCACGTTGGGTGATATGAAACATTTTTACCGTTATCCAATTTCACTTTTACTTTTCCATTCTTGAACCCCGTAATTTTTCCTGTATCTTGACCACACTTAATTAGTAACCCCTTTTCTAAGAATGGAAGTTCGTAAGTTTCCATAATATATTCTTGTTCCCAGTTCATAGTTTTTCTCCTGTTATAATTAAGGTTGAGTTCTATTTGGGTAATGTTCTACCAACCATTCCACGATATAGCGTTCTTGCTCGGGAGTGAGGTTTGGTTGAAATTCGCCGTGTTCTTGTTTCCACTCTCTGTTTGCTTGTTCTTTCTGACATTGCCAGTCACAAATTTCTATATCTGTACAAGCCGTAATTAGTAGCGATAAAGTCAGCAAATATTTTTTCATTAATTCGCTCCTTTCATTTGCGCTTGAGCCTGTAAAATCAGCTCTAATGTAATCACTGTGCCTTGTCCCTTACCTGTCATGCCCGCAAGACGTAGATATTGTGTTAAGGCTCTTAAACCACCTGCCTTACCGCCAATGTCGTAAAGCACTGTCATTAAATCGTTGTCTGTTACATCTAGCCCCCACGCTGTTGCAATCGCTTTAATATCGCCCTTTGTGCTGGCTTTTAAGCCACAATTGTTGCCGATACGAGACCACAATCTTGCATATTCGTGAGCTTGATTTACACCGCCTTGGATACGCGTATAAACTTTGTCATTACCTATTAAGGCAAAGCCCACTTCTGCCTCTTCTTGAATAATGCGGATTTCCTCTAAAGCGTCATAAGGAAGGTGATCGCTTTCATCAATAATGACTAAACCTTGCGTACCTTTAATTTTCTTTGTGATAAGGCGACTTAAGCGGTCTTTACGACGTGGTGCATCATTAATGCCAAGCTCTAATGCAAGTTCGTATAAAATTGAACTTAGTGTTGCTCTGGCAGGGCTTGCGGTAATCATCCACACGTTTTGGTTATGCTTTTTGTATTCTTGGCAAGCTTTTGTCTTACCTACACCTGAAGTACCGTAAACAGTGACCATTGTGGGTAAAATGCGTGCCATATCTAATGCACCAAATACTTTCTTAGCAGTTGGAATTTCGATAAAGTGCGGTGCTTCTACGAAGACTTTTTCTTTCTTTTCTTGTGTCGCAAGCCAGTTCGTGAGTGCACTCTCGATGTTGTCGATATTGCCTGCATAATTACCCTTTAAATAAGCACTCAATGCACCTGCTGAAATGCCGATTTGCTGTGCAATATCACGTTGACTAATATTTCCTGATGCTTTAATTGCATTGATTTTGTTAATTAAGCTCATTTGATTTCTCCTATTTAATGCCTTTTTCTTGTTTAATCATTTCAAGACCTCGGTATAAGCCTTGCTCGAATGTATTTTCTTCATCATCAAGAACGACTTCTGTCTTTTTCACTGCATTGCCCTGTGTGTGGAAGAGTTCAATAATTTGAGGTTGTTGGATTTCTTCTTCAAAAGTTGGCTCAGGTAGAAAACGTGCTACTTCTTGAGCGTTCATCGTTTGTTGTGCTTTAGCTGCTTGTTTCTGTGCTTTCACCCATTGTTTGCGGGCTTTGTCGTGTTCACGTCCTGCGGCTTTATCTCCAAAGGCAACACGTTCAGTACATTCAGCTTCACCTAAATAAATCATCTCAGTGCTATATACCCAGACTTTGCTATGCAGATCTTGCGGGTCAAACTTCACAATGACTTTTTTATGATGTGAACCAATTAAATCTGTACAGAGATAACGGTTACGGCGGTTATGCACTTTCCCCCCTACATCCAGCTCAAAAGTGCCGTCTTTTTTAAGGGTTGTAGCTTCACTCATGAGCATTAAGATCCGCATTTGTTCTTGGCTGGCTTTACGTACTCTGGCTTTGGCATAGTCACGTTCAAACACTTGATTAAAGCTATATACGCCTTGGCAAATCTCAGTTTCTCTTTGTTCACGTTCATTGAATGTGCGGATGCCATCCTCAAGGGCTAAAATAAAATCCTCATAACTCGCACCCTCTTTGCCACCGTTGTAGTTATCTGGCTTGTTGTAAACATTTTCACCGGCATAAAAACCTGCAAGTTTTGGGTGTTTGTCGATAAGTTCCCCTAAACCACCATGAGAAAATGCACGTTCAACAGGTTTTGCTTGTCCGTGACCTTTACCAAACTGAATAGAGGTCCAGAACAATTCGATACCTAGCAGAGGAATGATCCCTTTTACGTCATCTTCTTTTACTTTGAAGCGATAGCGGTTTTTCACCCCACCTGTCATCCATTTATTCGCAGCAGCCCTTGTGTTATCAATCGTGCATTTTTTCGGTATGCCGTATTTCCAGATTAAATCCATCAAGCTTAGGCGGATGGTGTCGCTGTTTTCGCTTAAATCGACACGGTACGCTAAGATTTTGCGTGTTCTGATATCTTGCCAAATCCAAGTTTTCGGTCTGACGATGTTGCCGTTATGCCATTGAACAAACACGTTGTGCTGATAGCCGTCGCCGTTGATCCACTCAAGTGCTTCTAAATCAGCCACACTGCGTTGCATGGTTGGGTAATATTGGCTGAGAGCGTGCTCACCATTTCTTAAGAAAACTTGTTGTACTTTTGGAATTTCACGTTCAATTTTACGTTTCACACTGCTTAGGGAAGGGATGACCCAACTTTGTTCACGTGCGGCACGTTTTAATCTTTCATAACAAGAACCAAGCTGTGGGCGTTCATTGCGGAAATAATCTGCTTTGAAGGATTCCCATGCTTCAGGCGTGAACTCAGCTTCTGCACTTTTTCTGTTTGTACCATGCTTATCTAATAGCAATGGCAACCAATCTGAGCGTTCAAACGTTCTCACTTTGTAGTACCATCTTTTTAGTGAGCCTTTGGCAACATTAAACTCAGTCGCCACCATGTCTAATGCATCCATTAACTTGATGTTATTGCGAGTTAAATCATCAATTTTGTGTAACAAAACGAGTTTTTGTTGTGCTTCCGCACGTTGTTTTTCACTCGCTTTGTCAAACGGTGCCCAAATGACTTCAGGCAAGTAGTTTTTGTGCGCTACACCACGAGTTGGCTCGGTAAAACTTTTGCTTTCTGTGTGTTTTAATAAAATCTCAGCTTGAATTTCTTGCGGTAAACTCTCAAATGCATATTCAAGTCCACCACCGCGACCTTCACGTTTACGTGCGGTCCAGCACTCACGTTTTGCTTTTTCTTGTACATTTTTGTGTGCGTGTGGTGCAGAATTTAACTTAAATGATGCAATCTCCAT